CCATCACCGTGAACAACACCTACCCGACCGGTGTGCACACCGACAAAGGCGACCTTGACAAGGGATTCAGCACGCTCGGGGTCATCCGGCGCGGTTCGTACACCGGCGGCCGGTTCGTGTTTCCGGAATACCGGGTGGGCGTCGATCTCCAGGACGGCGACTTGATCCTCATGGACGCACACCAGTGGCACGGTAATACTGCGATCATCTGTGCGTGCGGTGAGCGCCGGACACGGTTCTGCGACACCTGTGGTGCAGAGCGGATCTCCCTGGTCGCCTACATGCGTGCCGCGATGACCAAGTGTGGCAGCGAGGCGGACGAGAACCGGCGCGCCATCGCGTACCGTGAACGGACCAAAGGGGTGATGCGCGATGGAGACTGAAGCGCTTCAGCGGCGCAGGAAGCGGGCTCTCGGCTTCGCTCTGGCGGGAGTCGACTGGGAGTCGATCGCCACGGAATGCGGCTACGCCGACCGGGCAGAGGCCATCGGCGATATCGAGCAGGCGCTCACTGAGAATCCGGTCGACGCTCTGTCTCCGGCGGCCAGTCGATCGCTCAGCATGGCCCGGCTTTCCCGGTTGCTGGCCGGTGTATGGGTCAAGGCCAGCAACGGCGACAACCGGTCGGTCGAGGTGGCCTCGTCGCTCGTTAAGCAGATCATGAAGGCGCAGGGAATCGAAGAGGTGGACGCCTCGAAGGCGCCGGAGCATCCGGCCACGGCTTCCGCGTATGACGAGCTGGCGGCTCGGCGGCCCGGATCCATGGGCGCACCCCGTCGTGACGGCAACGGCCGTCGGCGGGGCAGGCGCGTTCAGTAATGGCTCTTCTTGATCACATCAGCCCGTGGGATCCGAGGCTGGTTCTTCCCGAGATGGGGGACCAGACGCCCCGGGTCTACTGCGTCCCTCCCAAGATCAGTACGCGTGGTCGGGAAGCTGTCGAACTCGCCGAAATGGCGGGCCTCACCATGGACCCGTGGGAAGCCCTCGCGCTTGATGAGCTGCTCGGCGTACAGGACGACGGCCGATGGGCTTCCAAGGAGTTCGGGCTGATCGCCGGGCGCCAGAACGGCAAGGACGTAGTCCTCGAAGCGCGTGAGCTGTTCGGCTTGTTCCTCGCCGAGGACGATGAACTGATCATCCATTCGGCACACCTGTTCGACACCTCGCTGAGGCACTTCCAGCGGGTGGAAGAACTGATCATGGCATCGCCGGATCTCGACCGGTTCCTCGTCACTCACAAGGGCAGCGTCAGCCGGAGTCACGGCAAAGAAGGCTTCGAGATCATCAGGGACGGGGTAAAGCGCGAGTTGCGCTTCCGTACGCGCACCGAGGGCGGCGGCCGTGGCTGGACGTGCGACTGTCTGATCTTCAATGAAGCGATGATCCTCAGCGGCGTCACGGTCGGCGCGATTCTCCCGACCCTGTCCGCTGTTCCAAACCCGCAGGTGATCTACGCGGGCTCAGCCGGTATGAAGCACTCGACCGCGCTCGGCCGGTTGCGGAGGCGCGGCATGCGCGGCGAACCTCGTGTGTCGTTTCTGGAATGGTCGGCGGAGGAGTGCTCACAGTTCTGCCCCGAGAATTGCGAGGAGCACGACCAGAAGCGTTTCAAGGTCCGGCCCGGAATGACTGAGGAAGAGATCATCCGGAAGACCAACCGACTCATCCGCTCGTACGCCAAAGCCAATCCGGGATGGGGTATCCGGATCGGCGGTGTGAACGATGCACAGCAGTCCTTCGAGCACATCGAGGCCGAGAAGCGGCAGATGGACCCCGAGGAATTCGACCGGGAGCGCCTCGGTCTCGGTGACTGGCCGGTGGAAGATGACGCGTGGCTTGTGATCAGCGAAGCGGCCTGGAAAACCTGCGCGGATCCCACCTCGTCGCCGGTCGCGCCGGTCGCTTTCGCCATCGACATGACGCCGGACCGGCGGTATGCATGCATCGTGGTGGCCGGTATCAACCAGGACGGCCTCGCGCATATCGAGATCACCGGCGCTGACGAGCTGGACCACCGGCCGGGCGACCGATGGGTGGTGGCCCGTGTGGAGGAGCTGATCGAACGCTGGAATCCGTGTGCCATCGTGATCGACAGGGCCAGTCAGGCGGGTTCACTGATCAAGGATCTTGAGAAGGACGGCAGTGTGATGAAGCGGCGCGGCATGGAAGTCACATGCCCTACGGCGCGGGATTACGCGCAAGCGTGCGGGTGGTTCGGTTCCGCGATCATGACTACGAATGGTCAGCCCCAGCTACTCGCGCACCGGGATCAGTTGCCCATGACGCTTGCGGTTTCCGGCGCGGCGAAGCGCGATCTCGCAGAACTGTGGGCATGGGACCGCAAGAACACCACGACCGACATTTCTCCGCTTGTCGCAGCCACACTCGCGGTATGGGGCTTCCAGACCAAATCGAGTGACCATGAGCCGACTGCCCCGTGGGTGGTGACGAGGTGACTCATCGTGAAGCCCTGATCTTCGTTCTGATTTCGGTTGCTATGATCGCGACGGGACTCACCTGGATCTTCGGACCGTGGGCTCTCTTCGGTACTGGTCTCTCGGTCCTGATCGGCGTGCCGCTACTGGTGGACGAACGCGAGGAGGACAAGCCTGATGGCTAAGCTATGGCGGTCCCTTCTCGGACGGCCGGAAGAGCGCGGGGACCCGGTCATCTCCATGGCCGAATGGTACGAGCAAATGACCTACCAGGGTCTCGGCTATCTGCTGTCCGGCACTACCACTTCGAACGATACCGAATCGATCGAGAATTCTTTTCTCGGCTACATCCACGGCCTGTACAAGAGCAACGGCATCGTGTTCGCGTGTATGGAGGCACGGCGATCGGTGTTCTCACAGGCTCGGTTCCAGTTCCAGCGGATCACGAACGGACGGCCGGGCGATCTTTTCGGATCGGCGTCGCTGGCATTGCTGGAGAACCCATGGCCGAACGGCACGACCGGTGAACTTCTGTCCCGTGCGATTCAGGACGCAGATCTCTCCGGGAATCACTACGTGGTGCGTGAGAAGGACCGGCTCCGACGGCTCCGGCCGGACTGGGTACAGATCTTGCTGAGCGCCCCGCCGGACCAGGCCGTTGAATCCGATGTGGTCGGGTACGCGTATTACCCCGGCGGCATCAACAACGGTGCCCCGAAGATCTACTTCCCCGAGGAAATGGCGCACTGGTCTCCCATCCCGGACCCGGAAGCGCAGTACCGGGGCATGTCGTGGCTGACGCCGGTGCTCCGGGAGATTCAGGCTGACAAGGCGTACACCGATCACAAGGCCAAGTTTGTATCGAACGCGGCTACCCCCAAGCTGGCAGTGTCCGTCAAGGACACCGTTACCAAAGCCCAGTTCCTCGAACTGATGGAAGCCTTCGAGGCGTCCAACGGGGGCATCGAAAACGCCTACAAAACGATGTACCTCGGTGGCGGCACGGACGTCAGTATCGTCGGCGCGAACATGATTCAGATGGACTTCAAGTCGGTGCAGGGAAGCGGAGAAACACGTATCGCTGCCGCCGCCGGAGTGCCGTCCGTGGTGGTCGGGTTCTCCGAGGGCATGCAGGGGTCGAGCCTCAACTCGGGCAACTACAAGAGCGCGAAAGAATCTTTCGCGGACAAGACTCTCCGGTCCTTGTGGCAGTCGGTATCCGCTGCCTACCAGTCGATCACTCCTATGCCTACGTCGAGCCGGTCCGTACGTCTGTGGTACGACGACCGGGACATCGCGTTCCTGCGCACTGATCAGCTAGAAGCTGCCAAAATCATGGCGGAAAACTCGGCATCCGTGATCAAGTTCGTGCAGGGTGGTTTCACTCCGGAATCGTCTGTGAAGGCTGTGGCGGCCGGTGACGTCACGCTGCTCCAGCACACCGGCCTGGTTTCGGTGCAGTTGCTCGCTCCGGGTGAGACACCCGACGGGGAGACACCTCCTGACGGCAGTGCTCCGGAGCTTCCGCCCGGAGAAGAGCCGAAGGAACTCCCGCCGGGTGATGACGACACCCCAAAAGCACCGGGCAGGGCCAGTGAACGGCACGGCAGTCTGGGGGACCCCGGGTACCACAAACTCCACCCCGGGAACCGGGGCCGTGGTGGTCTGCGTCAACTGGGTCCGCCTCGTGGCGGTTCTCTCGGCTCTGCCGACTACACCGAAGAAGAGCAGCTTCAGGCGCTGGAGGACTACATAGATGCCCCGACCGTGAACGCCTACCTGCGGAAGGGCAGGCCGGTGAAGGGCATGACGGAGGAGGGGGAGAGGGAGTCGGCCCGCGCACTGAATGACTTGATCAATATCCAAAAACCTCTGGCCGAAGATACGACCGTTCTCCGGGGTGGCAACAAGCTCCCGGACATGAACGTCGGAGACGAGTTCGATGATCGCGGTTTCACCAGTAGCACCACGGACGAAGCGATAGCGGATCTCTTCGCCATGGCTCCGATGATGCGCGGGGAAGGGTCCAAGGGGGACACCCTGAACATCACGATGCCGAAGGGCACTCAAGTGCTGGAAGTCTATTCGGTCTATTCTCACGGGAACGAAGACGAATGGATCCTGCCACCCGGAACGACGTACCGGGTGACGGCCGTCACCGATGACGGATACGACGTAGAGGTGGTCCTGTGACCAGTAAGAAAGATCACGGAGACATGGACCGATTCGTCTGGGCGGCCGACAACATCAAGATCCATAGAAAGAACATCAAACCCCCGGGATCGGAGAAGAAAGCCGATCAGCTACCGTCATCCAAGGACCCGCAGTCCGAGCAGGCCCCGAAGGGGGGCGCAGCATGACCGATCAAATCGAGACGATCGAGGGTCCTCCTGTCAGGCTTCCGGTTCCGGTATGCCGTACACAGTCGGATCTCGGCGAGGTACGCCTGGAACGCGCGGAGAAGGACGGTGGCCCGGACGTCCACGTGATGGAAGGCCACTTCTCGGCGTTCGGCAATTGGTACGAGATCAACTCGCAGTTCGAGGGCCGGTTCCTTGAGCGCATCGCGTCCGGCGCGTTCAAGAAGACCTTCAACGACGACGCGGCCCGGAAGAACGCGGGCGAGAAGATCAAGGTTCTCCTCGAACACGGCCATGACCCGCAAGTGGCTGACAAGCCCCTCGGTGTGCCCCGGGTCCTGGAAGAGGACGGCCACGGCGCTCGGTACGAGGTGCCGCTGCTTGACACGTCCTACGTGCGCGACCTCCGGCCCGCGCTGGAAGCTGGTGCGTACGGATCGTCGTTCCGCTTCCGGGTCCTACAGGACGAGTGGATCGAAGAGCCCGAGCGCTCCAGCTCCAACCCGAACGGGATCCCCGAGCGGACCGTGAAGGAAGTCAAGGTCATGGAGTTCGGACCGACGATGTTCCCCGCTAACGCGGAGTCGTCGGCCGGTCTGCGGTCGACCACCGATGAGTACTACGAGGCGCTCAAGCGGCGGCGGCCGGAAGAGTTCGAGACGGCGCTCAGGTCGGCACGAGAGACGCGCGAAACGGTGGCAGCAGCGCGGGCGCTGGCCAAGGTGGACAACGAGCCCGGCCGGTCCGAAAACTGTGAGTGCGCCCGTGGGGTGTACTGCCACTGTGAAGGTTGCGGATGTGTCGGAGCGTGCGCGCTTCTTACCGCCCGGTCCCAGGTGGTCGTATCCCTGGTGGACGCCGGGTACACCGAGGACCAGGTAACAGAGGTCATGCCCCCGGTGGAGACCCCCCTGGACGACGTCCGGTCCCACACCGATTACCTGACCGCCCTGCTCGGGTCCGGGTACACCCCGGATGAGGCTGTGGAATGGGTTCGCGCGGCCGATCCGGCGAAGCCCTACGGTGACGTGCCGTATGCTGACCCCGGATACCAGAAAGACAAGAAGAAGCGCTACCCGCTGGACTCGAAGGATCATGTTCAGGCAGCATGGTCCTACATCAACCAGCCGAACAACGCGGGCAAGTACTCCCCGGAGCACCTTGGTCCCATCAAGGACAAGATCAAGGCCGCTGCGAAGAAGTTCGGGATCTCTATCCCGGACGACGAGAAGAAGAGCACGACCACCCCGCCGGTCGTTCCGGCGCAGGGCACTCCGGCCAAGGCCGCAGCCGCCGCTCCCGCAGTACCTCGGAGCCGCGTAAGCACTCCAACTCCCCCGAAGGCAGAGGCAGTTCAAAGGAGTGCTCGTATGGACGAGCTGACCATGACGGTGTCTGAGCGCGAGCAGCGCCAGGCAGAGATCCGGACCCGGCTCCAGGAACTCGACGCGGAGTACAACGGCGCGGTCCTCCCTGAGGAGCGGCAGACCGAGTGGGACTCGATCAGCGCGGAGTACGAGGAGCACACCGCGAGCATCGCGGCGGCCAACGCGCGTGCCCAGCGTCTCGCGGCCCTGGCGGGTTCCAGCTCAACCGAGGACGGCACGCCGTTCTCCCCGCCCAACGTGATCAAGAAGCGCACCGCAGAGAACATCTACGACATCACGGCCCTGCGCCGCGATGCGCGCAACGTGGACGACCTGACCCGCGCCATGCGGGACAACGCTCTCCGCGCCGTCGAGATGAACCACTACGACTCGGTCAACGACGAGGACGCCACGCGCGGCCACATCGAACGGCTGCTTCGCCGGGTGGACGACAAGGACGGCACCCTCGCGCGCGGCATCCTCCAGACCGGCTCTGCGGTGTACGACCGGGCGTTCGGCAAGGCGGCCCTCGCGGGATCCCTGAACGGTCTCTCGAACGAAGAGCGTGCGGCGCTGGCCGTCGGCGCGACCACGACCGGCGGTTTCGCGGTCCCGTTCAACCTGGACCCCTCCGTGATCCTCACGGACGCCGGAGTGGTCAACCCGATCCGGCAGATCGCCCGCGTGGTCCAGATCGTGGGCAAGCAGTGGCAGGGCGTCACGTCGGCCGGGATCACCGTGTCCCGTGCGGCGGAAGCGGCTGAAGCCGGAGACAACGCGCCGACGATTGCACAGCCGACCGTCACGCCGTCTCGCGTGCAGGGCTTCGTCCCGTTCAGCTTCGAGATCGACCAGGACTGGTCGCAGATGCGCGGCGAGCTGGCGACCATGTTCGCCGAAGCCAAGGACACCGAAGAGGCCACGGCGTTCATCATCGGCAACGGCACTCCGCCGAACCCCGAGGGCGTCGTCACGGGTGTCGCGGCCGTCGGTGGCAGTGTGGTCAGCCTGACCGCTGCTGACGCCATCACTGTGGCCGACGTCTTCAAGCCCGTGGACGCACTCCCCCCGCGTCACGTGCCCAATGCGTCGTGGCTCGGCAACAAGGCCGTGTACAACGCCATCCGGCAGATCGACACCTCCGGCGGCGGTGAACTGTGGGCCCGTCTCGCGGAAGGCCGTCCCTCGCGTCTGGTGGACTATCCGGTGTACGAGGCATCCACCATGGATGGTGCACTCGCCACGACCGAGAATGTCCTCCTGCTCGGGGACTTCAAGAAGTTCCTCATCGTGGACCGGATCGGCATGAGCGTTGAGCTGATCCCGCACCTGTTCCACACCTCGAACAACCGCCCTTCTGGTCAGCGCGGTCTCTACGCCGTTTGGCGGAACGGGTCGAAGGTTCTCGACCCGAACGCCTTCCGGCTTCTCGACTCTCCGTGATGATCCCGGGGCCCGGATTTCCGGGCCCCGGTTTCACCGGCCGACAAGAGGAGGAGATATGGCCGGAAAGATCTACGTAGCGAAGTCCAACGCCTTGATCAAACTGGGTGACGGAAACAGCGTCGTTCTTAAGCAGGGCATCACCCGGGTTCGCGAAGGGCATCCGCTGCTCAACGGCCACGAGTCCATGTTCGAGGAGATCGGCGTTCACTACGACGTCGAGACGACCCGGCAGGCACCTGAGCCTGAAACCAAGCCCGAGCCTGTCAAGGCAGCCTCGGAACCCGGGGTAGAACCGACGCCTGAGGTCAAGGCGGAGCCGAAGCCTTCCGGCTTGACGTCCGAGTCAGCTCCCCGGAAGACCGCTTCAACACCCCGGCGCGGCCCCCGCAAGACGTGATCACATGCATATCAGCGCGCTCCGGCGCATTGATATGCAGGCGTTCAGGGCCTGTCTTTGTACCACCCTGATTTGCTACAAAAAAGCTCCAGGTGTCCGCCTAACGAGATCGTTTGGGTTCCGGACCCCCGCGCACCAAGGGTAAGATCAAAAGAGTTTTGCCTGGTCAGAGGCCCTGTACCGGACTGATAGGAGGTAGACAGTGGGAGCCATCGGAGACCCGTACGCGGACCTTGACGATCTTCGTGTCTACCTCTCTATGCAGGAAGATGATCGTTTCAACTCGTCTCTGACTCAGGCCCTGGAGTCCGTTTCCGAGGAGATCGAGCAGTTCTGCAACCGTCAGTTCAACAAGGCGACGGCGGCCACGGCTCGCGAGTTTCCGATCTTGAACTCGACCTACGTGATAGTCGATGACTTCTACACGACCGCCGGACTGGTGATCGAATCCACCGGGGACACAGGTACGTACGACACCACGTGGACTGCGGCTGACTACGAACTGCACCCGCTCAACGGCGTCGTGTCCGGCCAGTCCGGATGGCCGTACAACAAGATCAAGATGCGGGCAGGCGGCTCGGCGCGGCTCCGGCGCGGCGGTCGCATGCGAGTCACGGCGCCCTGGGGATGGAACGCCGTACCGGCGCCGGTCAAGCAGTCCTGCCTGATCATGGCCGGAGCCACCTTCCAGCTCAAGGACTCCCCGTTCGGCGTCGCCGGATCGGACCAGTGGGGCACCATCCGGGTCAAGGACAACCTCATGGCACAGAACAAGCTCAGCCGGTACGTCGTCGACCGCATCTTGGTCGGGTGATCCCATGCCGACACTCGGAGAGATCAGGCAGGCGATAGACGACACGGTGCAGACCAGCATTCCGGGACTGCGCGGCTTCAACGACGTGGCCGACGTCATCCAGGTACCGGCCATGGTCGTAATGCCTGCCCGCGACACGGCCGATTTCAACATCTCGTTCGGCAATGACGCCACCTGGAACTTTGATCTCTATGTGCTGGTGGCCCGGACTGAGTCGTCTGTCGCGCAGGGTGCACTCGACCAGTACCTCAGTCCGGCGGGGGACCGGTCGCTCCGACGGGTGTTCCGCGAGAACCCGAATCTCGGCCTCGACGGTGTGGACGATGCCCACTGCTCGGGCGTCCGGGAGTACGGCGGGAAGTTCCAGACAGCCCGTATCGATCATGTCGGCGCGATCGTGCGGCTGATGGTCCGCACATCCGGGAAGTGAGTGATCCAATATGTCTCTCCGTACGAAGCAGACCCTGTCAGTAGCGACCGGCGCGGCTCCGACCTTCACTGCTGTTACCGCGTCGGACACCATGGCTCCGGCGCCGAACGTGTTCGCGGTCTACCGCAATGCCAACGCGGCCGTCTGCACCGTGACCGTGATCACGCCCGGAACCGACGCGTTCGGCGTGGCGCACGAGGACAAGGCTTACACCCTGGCCGACGGGTCGACCACGGTCACCGAGCGGTGGATCCCTCTGATCAAGGAAATGCAGGACCCGACGACCCGTGTGGTGACGATCACCACGGACGAGCAGACCGACGTGACCATGGCGGTGGTCGAGCGATGACACCAGCGCGTCAGCGCCGGTCGTCCGGCCCGGCGGAAGCTCCTAAGATCCAGGACCGGCCCGCTGCTCCGGCGAAGAAGAAGGCGCCGGAGCCCCCGGCGTCCGGTGACTTCCCGCCCAACCCGGTTGTGCCGGTCAAGGCGGGGCCCGAGCAACCCACTGAACGCACGCTCCGCGTGACCGGGCCCAGGGAAGTCGGCGGCGTCGCCCCCGGCGGACGTGTGGTCATGACTCTGACGGACGGGCAGTACGAGGCACTACGGCGCAGTCACCATGTCGAGCCGTGGACCGAGCAGGACGATCAGCCCGTGTCGGGCCTTGAGAAAGGTAATTGATCATGGCGAAGCAAGTACTGCGCGACTGCCAGGTGATCATCAATGGTGTGAACCTGTCGGACCACGCAAGTAGCGTCGAGATCAACTTCGTCAAGGACGAGGTTGAGACGACCAACTTCAGTGGTCAGGGCCGCGAGCGCGTCGCGGGTCTCAAGGACGACTCGTTCGTGGTCACCTTCCAGCAGGACTACGCGTCCGGCGAGGTGGACGAAACGCTGTTCGCGCTGTACGACGGCGACACCGAATTCACCGTGGAAGTGCGGCCGACGGCGGCGGCGGCCTCCCCCACCAACCCGAAGTTCACCGGTACGTGCATCGTGCTGGAGTACCAGCCGCTCGCCGGTTCCGTGGGCGATCTCTCCGAGACCGAAGTCACGTTCCCGAGCCAGCGGACCGGGATCACGCGGGCCACGGCCTGACGGGCGAGCGCGAACGGGGAGAGCAGATGCCGTCCCATCCGGGCGACAACGCTCGAAAGAGCAAAGAGCCGAACACCGGTCCGCGTGTTACAGACGTTGCGCGCGTCGGTTACGAGGCGTACGGCGAGTGGACCGAGTGGAAAACCCACGACGGCCGCGACATGCCGAACTGGGGTGGTCTCTCGGACCGTACCCGGATGGCGTGGGTGGCGGCGGCCGGGGCCATCACCCGGAAGCTTCTCCGGCCGATGCCTCACACGGGCGGTGACTGACCATGGCGAGAAGGAGCCCGGGAACCATCAGGCTGAGCGTCACCACGGGCCCTGAGTGGAAACGTGTCGAAGCTGAGCTGCGACGGCAGAACAGCACGTTGGCCGACAAATTCAGGAACGAGACACGCGAGGCAGGTGAGATTCTCTCTCGCCAGGCGGCCGAAGAGGTCATGCGCATTCCGACTCACACCTCGAAGCACTCCGGTCTGCGTACGCGGGTGGCCAAGGGTGTCGGCACGAAGCTGACCAGTACCGGCGTCCAGATCACGACGTCCATGAACGACAAGGACGAGATCAACATCCCGGCTTATCTGGACATCAACCGGGGGTGGCGACACCCGGTGTTCGGTAACCGGCATGTATGGGTCGAGCAAGAGACCGGCGGCAGTTGGTTCCGCGAGACCATAGCCAGCGGACAGCCCAGAATCCAGCGAAGGATGGAAGAGATCTTCGAAGACGCGGCACGGGACATTGGCCGCGCCGGACTGTGACCGAGACTGCAACACCGAGGGGAGAACCGGGTCCTGTGCGGGTCACCCGGTTCTTCCCGCCTTACAGACCCGCACGATCCGCACCGAACAGGCGAGTAATCGCAGGACTGGAACGAGGAGAGATCGTCATGCCGTACCTGGGACGCGAAGAAATCCACAAGGCCAAGGATCAGCACTACGACGAGGTACCGGTCCCCGAGTGGGCGCCGGAAGGTGACCCCGAGCCGGACTCCTGGGTCCTCCGGCTGAAGGGTCTGAGCGGCACCGAGCGCGACCGGTTCGAGGCGTCCATGGCTCCCAAGGGGAACAGCAAGCGGCCGAACATGGAGAACTTCCGCGCGCGCATGGTCACGTGGTGCGCGGTGGACGAGGACGGCAACCGGCTGTTCAACTCCGGCGACGTCAAGATGCTCGGCGAACGGTCCGCGAAGGCGCTCGGCCGGGTGTTCGACAAGTGCCAGGAGATGAACGGTCTCAGCGACTCCGACATCGACGAGCTGACCGAGGATTTCACCGACGGCCCGAGCGGGTCTTCTACTTCCGGCTCGCCCTCGCCCTCGGATGGTCCTCCGTCGAATCCGGACTTGCGGGAATCAGTTCTAGAGAGCTGACAGAGTGGATGGCCTTCGAGCGGGTCGTCGGCCCGCTCGACAGTGAGTGGCAGGACGAGACTGAAGCAGCGGTGCACGAACAACTGCAACGCCTCAATCACATCCAGGGCGCGGCTCACTTCACGGACAAGAAGCACCGGAAGAATCCGGTCCCGAAGCCGAAGCACTACGCGCGGCCGTGGGAGCTGTACCGGAAGGACGACGAGGACGAGGAACGGTACGATCCGGGTGAAGATCCGCTAGACGAGATTGGTCCTGATCTTCTGCACGAGGAGGACGGCGACGATGGCAACGATCACTAGCCTGGCGTTCCGGCTGAACTCCTTCTACAACGGTGAGGGAATCCGCCAGGCGCGCAGGGATATTGCGCGCCTGGACTCGTCCATGAACGCGCTGACCAAGTCGTCCCGCGCGCTGGTACCGGGCATGCGGGACCTAGTGGCGACTGCGCTCACGCTTGGACCGGCCCTGATACCGATCACGGCTGGGCTGCTGGCAATCGGAGGAGCGGCTACCTCCGCACTGGTCGGTGCCGGAGCCGCCGCTGGGATATTCGGCGCTGCCCTGATGGGGGCCGTCCAGTCAACTGTGGGGGCGAACTCTGCCTTCGGCCAGACCAAAACCGCGCTGGAGAACGCGGAGAACGCGCTGGCCAAGACAGTGGTAGGGACCGAGGAGTACGACAAGGCGCTGAAGAAGGTCACTCAGGCGGAGAAGGCGCATCAGCAGGCGCTCAATGCCATGCCGCCGGTTCAGAGGAACTTCGCCCTGTCGATAGGTGACATGGGGGATGCGTGGAGCGCATTCATCCAGTCCACCATGAAGTTCACCCTGAAGCCTGCTACCACAATGGTGCAGGCGGCGACCCTGGCGATTCCCAAGCTGACATCCGTGGTCGCGGCCGTGTCCCCGGTGTTCCAGCTCATGGCCGATGCAACAAAGGGATGGGTGCAGGACGGCGGCCTGGACCGGTTCCTGCGCTTCGTGGTCGATTACGGCGTCCCGGCACTGAAGAACTTCCACATGGCGTTCGTGTCCCTGTTCGGGGGACTTGGCAGCGGAATGCGGTCCTTCGCTCCGATGGGGGTGGAATTTTCCAAATGGCTGATGGAAACATTCCAGTCGTTCGAGCAGTGGGGCAATGGCGGGGGGTTCGGAAGGTTCATCGCCTACCTACGGGACAACGGCCCTCAGGTGACCGCAGTGCTGCGGGATCTGGCCACGTTCCTGAAGAACATGGGCTCGGCACTGAACGGTATGTCCGGCGCGGCGCTCGAAGTGCTCGGGACTTTCTTCAAAGTGCTGGCCAGCTTCCCGCCTGGATTGCTCCAGGCCATGATGTACGCGTTCATCGGAATCAGCGTTGCTCTTAAGGTCTACGCGGCGATAACGCTCATCGCCGCTGCCGCAACCACGATCATGACCATGGCAGCGACCAGTATGGGCGTGATCATCCTCATCACGGTGGGGTGGATCGCCCTGCTTGTCGCAGCCGTGATCGCGGTAGGTGTCGGTATCTACTTCCTGGTGAAGCACTGGGATACGGTGTGGGCCGCGATCAAGAAGACTGCACAGGTGGTGTGGGACTGGCTGAAAATGGCGTGGGAAAAGACCTGGAATTTCATCAGGGACATAGCAGTGAAGGTGTGGAACTTCCTCACCAACGGATGGGGGCAGACGCTGCTCCTGTTCATGGGTCCCATAGGTCTGATCATCGCGGTGGCCAAGCACTGGGAAACCATCTGGGGCGGGGTCAAATCTGTAGCCTCGGACGTCTGGAGCTGGATCACGGACGTCTGGGATACCACGGTCGGCGGGCTGCTCGTTGCCTGGAACGCCGTGGTGGGACCGATCCGGGATTCCTGGAACCAGGTGTGGCCCGAGCTGCGTAAGGCCGCTGAGAACATCTGGAACGCGCTCAGCATCGCGTGGGATTTTCTGTGGGGCGGAGCCACAGACAGGTGGAACGAATTCTGGGGGAAGTTCGGGCCGATCTTCACAGCGGCCTGGCAGGTCGTCGCCGGGGTAGCCATGGGAGTCTGGAAGACCCTGGTGGCCGCTTGGGATCTCACGTGGACCGTGATCCAAGGCATCTTCAATGTGGCATGGGCCATCCTGTCCGGCGCCTGGAAAATCGGCTGGTCATTCCTCACCGGCGCGGCGCAGATAGCATGGTCGATCTTGACCGGTGCCTGGAAAGTCGTCTGGTCCGTGGTGACCGGAATCTGGAACGTCTTCTACGCGGCGTTCTCCGGGATCTTCAAGACGGCCTGGAACGTCATCGTCGCCTTCGTCACAGGTATCTGGAAGGTGATCAGCGCGGCGTGGACTGCGCTGTGGAAAGTGGTCACCGCGATCTTCCTGACGTTCACGGCGATCTTCACTGGGAACTGGGGCAAAGCCTGGAACGCGATCAGGGCCGCAGGCGAGGCCATCTGGAACGTGATCAGAACCGCGTGGCAGGGATTCCTCAACGTACTCCGGGCGCTCCTGGGCGGATTCATCGACACCGTGAAGAACATGTGGAATGCGTTCTGGAACGGGATAGCGAACACGGCTAAGACTTTCTGGACTGCCGTTCAGAACACCTTCAGCACATTCCTGACAGCCATCCGGAATCTGTGGAACACGGTCTGGACTTTCATCCAGAATCTTTTCAAGACCGTCGTTGACGCGATCCTGAAGATCGCCCGGGACTGGTGGGCGACCATGCGCGCGGCCTTCCAGACCGGGCTCGACTTCGTGAAGAACATGTGGAACCTGGTGTGGACGACCATCCGGGTTTTCTTCGGTGGCGTAGCCAAGACGGTGGAGGACAGGGCCGCTGAACTGTGGAAGGACATCCGGGGGCTCTTCTCCGCTGGTTCCACCTGGTTGCGGACTACGTTCTGGAACCCTGTCAGCAACTTCTTCACCAAGACCATCCCGGATGCTTTCGACAAGGGCGTCGCGGCGATGGGCAAGGCATGGGACAAGATCCGGGAACTGGCCCGTAAGCCGATTCAGGCGGTCGTGAACGTCGTCTACAACGACGGCATCGTGAAGCTGTGGAATATGGTTGCCGGAACCTTCGGAGCCAAGGAGCTGAAAAGGTTCACTCTTCCGGCTTTCGCCTCAGGCGGTCCGACCGGCGAAGGCTCCAGCCGTGGGTTCCCGGCGATCCTGCACCCGAACGAACACGTGTGGACAGCCGCAGAGGTGGCGGGCGCCGGTGGGCATGAGGCCGTAGCCAGGATGCGCCGGAACGCCATGGGCGGGGCCAAGGTCAGGACGTACGGGGATCATCGGTTCGACGACGGAGGCGGCTTCCTCGGGACCGGCATAGGGCCGAAGGTGGGCCCGGACCTGGTCCCGGACGGGATCATAAAGAACGCGTTCGGCAAGCTGAAGGATCTGGCACTCGGCGCCATCTCCGGTCCGTTCGGCAAGGCCGTGGACGGTGTGGCCAAGCTGGGCAAGACGGCGGTCCGTGCGGCCATTCCCGGCAGCAATTCCGGCATGGAACAGCTCGGCACCGGCATCATTGACAAAATCGCCAAGACGATCAAGGAATGGGTCAAGCAGAACGACATCGCCCCTGAGATCGGTGTCGGCGGTAATGGCTTCATCCCGTGGCGAGCGTGGAAGGCCGGAGACGGTACCCGGCAGAACTACGGAGGCGTCACGGTCAACCGGCGCACGGCGGCCATGCTGAGCAACGCGACCAAGATTGCCAAGACCGCGCTCTCGATGACTCAGGGCAGCTACAGCACCAGCGTGGGGGCGTCCGGCGGCACCCACGCCGGTGGAGGTGCGGTCGACCTTGGTCCCGCCAAGAACGGGATCGTCGGCGCTTTGCGCGCCAGTGGCTTCGCGGCATGGCTGCGCACCAGGGCAGAGGGCCCGTGGGCTCCGCACATCCACGGCATCGCCGTGGGCGACCCCACGGCATCCTCTGCCGCGAAGTCTCAGGTGCGCGACTTCCACCGGGGCCTGAACGGTCTGGCCGGTGGAGGCAAGGACACCTACAAGGCGCCGGGCGGCGGCACGTCCGGCAAGTCGGTGAGTGCAGCCAAGGCCACCGGCAAGAACATGCTCGGCAGTTACGGATGGTCGTCCCACTGGTCCGCGCTCGAAGCCCTCTGGAACCGCGAGTCGGGCTGGCGCTGGAACGCGGACAACCCCACCTCGGACGCGTACGGCATTCCTCAGGCACTGCCCGGCAGCAAGATGAAGTCGGCCGGTGCCGACTGGAAGACGAATCCGGCCACTCAGATCAGGTGGGGTCTCGGGTACATCCGGTCCAGGTACGGCACTCCGACCAAGGCGAACAACTTCCAGCGGGCAAACAACTGGTACGGGCGCGGCACGAGAGACGCGCATCCCGGCGTGGGCATTGTCGGTGACCGTGGCCTGGAGCTGATGCGCATGCGCGGCGGCGAGGACATCACGCCACTCGGTGACCTCGTCGGCGGCGGTTCCGGCGGTGACGTGAATCTGACCCTGCACATCGACGCACGAGGCGCCACGGCGTCCGCCGTGGACAAGCTGAACAACGAATTGCCTGACCGGTTGCGCATGGCTCTGGAGCAGCACGTAGGGAGCAAGCCGTGACCAATTACGATCATCTCTGTAACAACGATTTCCGGAACGAAGGGTGGTTCCTGGTCGGTTCCGGGGTCAACCGCCTGTTCCTCGCATGGAACAACGACGACAACAGCAAGTACTGCTACAACCCCCCGTACAAGGGCCGCGCCTGTGTCCGTTTCCCGGTGGACATCACCGCCGTGCCGGAAGGCGCGGTGATCACGTCCATTACCATCATGATCCGGGCTGCGCGTATCGGGTCCACTCCGCGCACGATCACGGTCAACGTGCTGCCGTTCGACGACACGTCCCGGTTCACTTCACGGACGATATCCCTGTCGGAAACGATCACTGACTACGAGGTGGCCACATATCAGCGTGATCCGCTCGGCCATCCCTGGGATATCCACCGGCTGAACAAGTTCATGTGCCAAGTGTTCACCTACCACGCGGTGCTGCAATGCGTCCGGGTGTACAAGCTGTGGGCCGTGGTCAACTACCGGGCACGCCCCACGGTGACCGTGGACGCTCCCTCGGGTACACAGCTCACCCCGTCGCCGGTCATCTCGTGGACGTACGCACAGGCGGACGGCGATCTACAGGCGTCGGCCCAGTACAAGGTGTTCACCGGGATCCAGGTCGCGGACTCCACCTTCAATCCGTCCACCACGGACCCGGTGTATCAGGCCACCGTTACGGGTGACACCACTTCGGTCACCCTGCCTACCTCGCTGAACGCTGATACGTACCATGCGTACGTGCGGGTGGTTTCTGCCTTCGGCGCGCGGTCCGAGTGGGTCGGCCGTGAGTTCTCGGTAGTCGGTCCCACCCCTGGTGTTCCCGTTGAGGACAACACCGTGTTCGGCGGTCCGGGTACCGGGACCGTGGCCGTGGTCCCGGACAGCTTCCGCTCTTCCGTAGCGCTGACCCTGCGGAACACCTCGAACATCCTGTCGGTGCAACAGGCCGACTTCGAGACGTCCACTGACGGTCTGGAATACACGACGATCAATTGCGGCATCGTGCGGGACACCTCGGTGTATTACGCCGGGGTCGCGTCGGGCAAGATGACAGGCGGTGCGTCCGGCACGTATTCCGTACTGTCCACGTTCGTCAGATGTGCTCCGGACATCCCGGTGACAGTTCGTGCACAGTTCCGCGCAGCGGCCACCGCGCGCACGGTCAACACCCGGATCCTCTTTTACGATGATCAGTTCACCGAGCAGCTCTCGGACACCCTTACCGCGACGGCCACGGACAGCGCGTCGACATGGACTGAGACGGTCGGCACCGGTACGTCTCCGTCAGTGACCAAGTGGGCCCGGGTGCAGCTCGAAGTGACCGGCGCGGCCAGTGGCGAGGTGCACCATGTCGACCACGTGGGCCTGATGCCCGGTACGAACACGCCGTGGAACGACGGTGGCCACGCGTCCCGCAATATCCTGGACGCCTTCAGTGCGACCGCTGAAGATCCCACACAGACCAACTGGGTTGCTGGCGTGGGCAGCACGGTTTCCCGCGTCACCCCGCCCGGCATCGGCGGTCATGGACTCCAGACAAAGAGGATCACTTACGACGGGATCACCCCTTCCCTGGCTTTCAGGGCGACGGGCGTCAACTGGAACAGCACATCGACAGCCACGAACTTCACTCTGGAAGCCCCCGCCGGGCTGGTGGTCGGGGACCTGATGCTGGCTTTCGTTACCACGTCCAATCACAGCACATGCACGCCACCGGCAGGCTGGGCCCTGGTCAACACAGCG